CAACTAGCCCGCCACGTGCGGGTTTTTTTATGCCCCAACTTTGAGGCCCCCAGATGAACCAGCGAGGGAAGAAGGGGCAGACGGTTAGGAACATGGCCGTAGTCGAGGCAATCCCAAGGCAGCCGCCGCCTGTGGGCATAAGCGCAAGAGAGGCCGAGCTATGGATGCAGGTAATTAACACCAAGCCTGCAGATTGGTTCGGTTCTGACACCATTCCTCTTTTAAGGTCATATGTTCGCCATTGCTACCAGTCAGAAAAGATCGATTACGAGATGGACAAAATTATAGACCGTGACTTTACGCCTGACATCGTGGTTGAGTTTGAGACGCTTCAGAAGATGCGCGAGAGAGAGTCGGCCAAGATCATGGCGCTGGCTCGGTCTATGCGATTGACACAACAGGCGCAGATACACCCAGAGAAGGCCGGAACGAAGACACGGAACACGAGTGAGCGGAAGCCGTGGCAGGGGTGAGTCGTGGTCTTCGGGCTATCCGATGGATTGAGGGCTATTGCCACATACCAGAAGGGCAGTTTGTCGGGCAGAAGGTCAAGCTTCGCCCATGGCAAAAGAAGATCATCCGGTCGATATACGACTCCCCGACACGGCGGGCGCTGATCTCATTCGGAAGGAAGAATGCGAAGACGACGCTAAGCGCATTCCTGTGCCTTTTGCACCTTGTTGGTCCAGAGGCCAAGGCTAATTCGCAATTGTTCTCAGCGGCGCAGTCACGCGACCAAGCTGGTGTGTTGTTTAACCTCATGGTCAAAGTGGTTCGGCAGTCGCCAGACTTAAACGCTGTGATAGGCGTTCGGGAATCAGCCAAGCAGCTTTACTGCGAGGAACTGGGGACGCTGTACCGGGCACTGAGTGCTGAAAGCTCTACGGCTTACGGTCTGTCGCCTGTATTTGTTGTGCATGACGAGCTAGGCCAGGTTAACGGCCCACGGTTCCCGCTGTATGACGCACTGGAGACCGCAGCAGGGGCGAACGAAAACCCGCTAAGTGTTGTTATCTCGACGCAGGCCCCGAGTGATGCTGACCTTTTTAGTATCTTGATAGACGATGCCAAGGCCGGGCATGACCCAGAGACAAAGCTTTTCCTGTACACGGCAGACGAAAACCTGGACCCGTTCTCGGATAAGGCATTAAAACAGGCTAACCCTGCTCTCGGAGACTTCCTGAACAGGAAGGAGGTACGCCGGCAAGCAGAAGACGCCCGCAGGATGCCATCAGCAGAAAGCGCTTATAGAAACCTGGTCCTAAACCAGCGTGTTGCACGGGAAGCGCCGTTTATCTCTCAAAGGGTTTGGAATGAAAACGCGTTGCCTCCAAGGGTGGAGGATTTCGCGGAAGGCGCAGTGATGGGCCTCGACCTGTCAAGGAGGGTGGATCTTACAGCAGCAGTTATTATCGGCAAGGGTGATGACGGATGCTGGTCAGTGGCGTGTCAATTCTTCGCGCCAAAGGAGGGTGTTGCTGAAAGGTCGATAAGTGACCGCGTCCCCTATGACCTGTGGGCAGAGCAGGGGCATTTGACTCTGACGCCAGGGCGGACTGTTGGCTATGACTTTGTTGCGGAGTATCTAGCTGAAACATGCGAGAACTACGGGGTTAGAGAGATACGCTTTGATCGATGGGGTATACCGGAGCTGAAAAGCCAGCTTGATGCCATAGGGTCTAAAGAGCTTCCGCTTGAACCTCATGGCCAGGGGTTTAAGGATATGGCACCGGCGCTGAATGCGCTTGAGGCAGAGCTATTGAACGGCAGGTTCCGGCATGGCGGGCACCCTATACTGACGTGGTGTGCATCAAATGCGGTCATTGACAGCGACCCCGCCGGCAACAGGAAGCTAAACAAGAAGCGAGCCGCCGGAAGAATTGACGGCATGGTAGCTCTTGCAATGGCAATAGGGGGCGCATCTATCGCAGAGCAGAAGCACGGCCACGCTTATGAAACCAGAGGATTCATCGCACTGTGAAACTATTTAGATGGCTGATGCCAAAGGCGCAGACTCTTCAGAACCCTGAGTTTGCGCGTCAAACCGGGCTGACGAGTCCGACGGGCACAGATATAGTTGTTGATCCAGATGCGTCAATGCGGATCAGCACAGTGTATGCCTGCGTTCGCATCATTGGCGAGACGATTGCGAGCCTTCCTCTGCATGTCTATCAGCGGCAGAACGGCGGTAGGGTGCGGGTAGACGAGCATCCGCTTGCTGATTTGCTTGGTGTATCTCCTAACGACGAACAAACGTCAATGGAGATGCGCGAATTCGTAATGACCAGCCTGGGGCTTAGGGGCAACGCATACTGTTCACTCCGTCGCGGAGGCCGTGGCGAGGTTCGGCAGATCGACAACCTGAAGCCGCAACACATGCGGGTTGAGAGGGATGCATCTCGGCGACTGACGTTCACCTACAATGAGCCAAATAACGAAGGCGTGTTTTCTGGCCGTGACATATGGCGCGTGGCTGCGCTCAGTTCTGATGGTGTCACAGGGCTTTCCCCGATAAGTCTTGCGCGTGAGACGCTTGGGCTGTCTTTGGCGCTAGATCGTAGTGCTAACAGGATGTTTTCCAACGGATCTCAAACCAGCATGACGCTGGAGTTTGACCATCAGTTAACTGATGAACAGATAGAAAACTTGCGTGAGCAGTTTGCGGATAATTACGCCGGGTGGAGGAACGCGCACAAGCCTCTGATTCTTGAATCCGGCATGAAGGCAAACGCAATCGGCATGAGCAACGCCGACGCGCAGTTTCTGGAGAACAGAAAAGCGCAGGTGGTTGAGATTGCCAAGTGGTACAGGGTGCCGCCTCACATGCTTGGCGACCTTGACCGTGCGACATTCTCAAACATCGAACACCAGTCTATAGAGTTCGTCACGCACACTATAAGACCTTGGCTGGTTCGCCTAGAGCAGAGCATGAACCGTGACCTGCTCACCGATACAGAGCGTCGTCGAGGGCTTTATTCTCAACACACAGTGGAGGGGCTGCTACGTGGAGATACCAAGTCTCGCTACGAATCCTACGCGTCGGCCATAGTTAATGGATGGATGAGCCGCAACGAAGTCAGAAACCTTGAAAACCTCAACCAGCAGGAAGGTCTTGATGAGTTTATGGTGCCACTAAACATGGCTCCGGCTGGTCAGGCTGATGAACCAGAAGACAGCCAGGCGACTTCACGTATCGCTGACGCGGAAAACGCGGCCCTAATGATTGAGGCGAAGAGCAAAACATCTGAGGAGTTCGCTGCATGGGCCGTTGATTATTACGGCAGGGCAGCATCGCGCATAGAGGCAGATCTTGGTGTTGACGCATCTGGATACATGCAGGCCAGAGTATCCCGCATGGCAGACGCAAGAACACCACTAGAGGCGGCGCACGAGGCCGCAAAGCACACACTTGAAGATATTGAGGCGCTTACATGAATGAGCTGATTATTTATGGCGACATCGGGGAGAGCATGTGGGGCGATAGCGTCACGGCCAGCTCGGTAAAAAATATGCTTGATCGCATGGACCAAGGCGACTTGACGGTACGCATAAACTCCCCAGGCGGGTCGGTATTTGATGGTTTCGCCATCTACAACATGATTCGTCAGAGAGATGGCAAGACTACTGTTTACGTTGATGGCCTAGCGGCCTCTGCGGCTTCTGTCATCGCGATGGCAGGGGATGATGTGGTTATGGGTCAGGCGTCTATGCTGATGATTCACGACCCTTACACGATGTCCGTGGGTGGATCTGAGGACATGCGTAAGACGGCAGATATGCTGGACAAGATAAAGGAATCCATTGTTGCGGCCTATGAGTCACGGAGCGAGCAAGGCGCTGAAATCATATCTCAGATGATGACTGATGAAACATGGTTTACCGCAGATGAGTCGGTAAGTATGGGCTTCGCTAATCGCGTTGAGGCAGGAAAGGCAACTGTTAGCAATCTTTCACGGCCCTGGATAAACAAGATGCCCGAAACGGTATCAGGGGATCCGGCAGAGCAGAATGCGTGGCGCGTTTCCCTGCGTTCGCGTCAACTTGAATTAAAAGCGAAATAAACGGGGCAGCCGCCCCAACCCTTTAACTCACTTAATTATTTATTTTTATGCCCTTTACTGGGTAGGAGATTTTTATGAAATTTAAAAGTGTAAATGACGTGCTCCAGAAGCGCGGCGAAGTAATCCACGAAATGAAGGCCATGCTTGATACGGCCTCCGGTGAAGGCCGAGACCTCAACTCAGATGAGTCGCAGAAATATGACGCGATGAACTCTGAGATTGACTCGCTGAAGTCTCTTGCAGACCGCATGGAGCGCACGGATAACGCTGTAGCTGATCTTGACCGGGTGCGCGGGTCTTCCCATCGTCCGAACGTAAACACTGGCGAAGAAGAGAACGTTCGACCGTTTGCTGCTAAAGCTTATCGTTCTGCGTTCGACCAGTATGCGCGGCGTGGTCGCAACGGCGTTAGCTTTGACGTACTGAACGCGCTACAGATTGGCACAGACTCGGAGGGCGGCTTTATCACGCCTGAGGAATTCGAAACCACGCTTGTCGAGTACATTCAGGACATCAATCCGATGCGCCAGTATGTTACTGTGGTTAGCACGGCTTCAGATCGAAACATTCCGGTAGAGACGTCGCTTGGTACTGCTACGTGGACGGCTGAAGAGGCAGCTTATACGCCGTCTGATGCTGCTTTCGGTCCGGTGGTTCTGGGCGCTCACAAGCTGACAACCATCACGCTGGTCTCTGAGGAATTGCTTCAGGATGCATTCTTCGGCGTCGAGCCGTATCTGGCTCGCAACTTCGGCAAGCGATTTGGTATCGCAGAAGAAGCAGCGTTCGTTGATGGCGATGGTTCTGGCAAGCCTACAGGTATTGTCGGGTCTTCTGGCCTTGGCGTGACGGCTGTTGGAGAGGCAGCAATCACTTCTGACGAGTTGATTGACCTTTATCACTCCGTGCCCCGCCAGTATCGCAACGTGCCGAGTTCTGTATGGCTGATGAATGACGCAACGGCGAAAATCATCCGAAAGCTGAAGGACGGCGACAGCCAATATATTTGGCAACCAGGCCTGCAAGCGGGTCAGCCTGATGCAATTCTTGGCAGAACTGTTGTGGTTTCATCGGCTATGCCCGCTCCTACCACTGGCAACAAGTCTATCGTTTTCGGCGATATGTCTGGTTACTACGTGGCCGACCGTTCGGGCATGTCCATGCAGCGTCTGAATGAGCTGTATGCGGCAAACGGGCAGGTTGGCTTCCGGGCTTACAGACGGATGGATGGCAAGGTTGTTGACGCAACTGGCATGAAGCACCTCATTCAAGCATAAACGTGAGCAGGGGCGGGAAACCGCCCCTTTATTCCTATGATTAAATTACTTGTATCTATTGCTGGGGCTGACTTCAGTTATGCGCCCGGCGAAACCGTTTCTTTAGATGCGGAACTTGAAAGACGTTTAATTGACAGCGGGCAGGCCGAAGAGGTGAATGAACGTGTTAAGCCAAATCACAGAACCAAGCGAACTGCCAGTTAACACCCTGGATGCCAGGCGGCATTGTGCGATAACAGACGACACGCACGACGTTTTACTAAATGGTCTTTTGTCTTCTGCGACCGAATGGGTAGAGCGTCACTTGAACGCGCGGATTATGTTGCAGACAGTAAGACTTAGCTTGCCTGAATTTCCCGCATATCTGCCAATTTACCCTGTGCAATCGGTGGATTCTGTGAAGTATGACGACGTGGATGGGGCGGAGCAGACGGTCGACCCTTCTGGTTATTCGGTTTCCCTTTCTGGTATACGGCCTGTAATTTCACCGACCGACGAATGGCCAGCGTTAAGCGGCAAAAAGCCAAATCCGGTGCGAATGGAACTAACTGTTGGGTTTGAGAAAGCGCCAGAGCCAGTAAAAACAGCCATCCTTGTAATGGTGCAGGAGATGTTCGCGAATAGGGGCGAATCTATTACCGGAACTATGGTTACGCCCTCTAGATTTACTGTGGCGCGTCTTCTCTCGGGCTATAGGCGTCAGGTCTTATGACGCTTGACCAGCCTATAGAAATCAAGCGCAAGTCTCAGGAGCAGCGGGCTGATGGATCGCTTGAAACGACTCTGACAACCGTAATGCAGGGCTTTGCGAGAGTGAGGCCAATGCGCGGCGGTGAGTCAGACCAGGGCAACCAAGTCGAGGCCAGAGCGGGTTACAAGTTCACCATTCACACGCGATCAGACCTGCTGGACGACGATGTAATCGTGTGGCGAGGCCGAAAATATAACATCCGATTTATATACGAAGAGGGCTTCGGTTCGATTTACATGGAGATTGAAGCAGAGAGAGGCGTTGCGATATGAGCAGCTTTCAGGGCATCGGGAAGTTACGCAAGACGCTGCGCAGGATTGAGCCAGAAGCTGTTGAAGGAATCATAAAAACAATTGCCTCTGGTGCCAAGGACATAGAGCGAGACATGATTGGCGGCGTACCGGTAGATGAGGGCGATCTTGCGCGGTCTCTGACTAGCGTTTTGTCAAGAGACGGGCTTTCTGCCGCTGTCGGACCTGGTGTGAACAGGAGCCACGTCCTGCGCAGGGGGTTTGGCGATGTCGCCAGCAAGTTCACAAAAACTGGAAAGTTGACCGCAGGAACCATACGCGACAGGGACGCCCAAAGGCAGTTGTTTAAGGCCCTGTGGATTGAATACGGCACAAAGTCTGGTAAGCCTGGATCAAGCGCGCAACCAGCCAGACCTTTCATGGCGCCAGCATTTGACGCCAACAAAGACGGCATCACTCGGGCGCTGCGCAAGGATATAAAGCTTGCACTAAAAAGGGCCTCATCGGGTGAGTGATCCACTGCATGTCGCACTAATCGCCAAGCTAAAGACATTGGTTGAAGTGCCTGTTTGGGACGCCGTTCCCCAGGGTTCTGATTATCCCTATGTAACCCTTGATTACACGCAAGAGAGTAACGAGCCATATCTTACTCTCAGGGTAAAAACGCGATTTGTTTACCTTGCCATCTGGTCCAGGGCATACGGTCAGGCCGAAATACTGGAAATAATCAACCAGATTGACGGCATTCACGAGCAACCATTAACCATGTCCTCCGGGCAGGTTGTATCAGTGCGCATTGAGCGCACACGTACTGTCCGGGAAACGGACAACCTCACGTTTCAGGGTCAAGTGACGCTGAGAATCATCACTCAACAGTAACCTTCACTAACTTTTATTTTTTATGCCCTTCACTGGGTAGGAGATTTTTATGGGTATTCAAACAGGCGCAAATGTAGAGGTTTCCATTGGATCCACTGGCGTAGATCACACAGAAGTTGGCTACGATGCCGATACTTTCACGCTCATCGGTGGCGTTGATTCTGTTTCCGAATTTGGAGACACCGCAGCGGAAGTCACGTTTACCGGACTCTCTGACGCTCGCGTTCAAAAGCTTAAAGGTTCGCGCAACGCCGGCAACATGAGTATTTCGATGGGCTTTATCGGCGGCGATACAGGACAGGAGGCGCTGATTACAGCAGAGGCTGACGACACAAGTTCCAACTACGCATTCAAGGTCGAGTATAGCGACGGCGAGGTGCGTTATTTCGCTGGACAGGTGGCATCCGTGGTCGAGAACGTCGGCGGCGCTGACAGCGTTCTTATGCTGTCATGCGAAGTTCGCATTAACACGTCAATTATCAAGGTTGCTGCACCATGAGCCGAGTAGGAAACGGAATCAGCGAGGTTGAGATCGGCGGCCAGGAATACACGCTAAAGGTCACTATCAAGGCTAT